GGCGCACGATAGCCCAGGAATGGCACGATGCCCGGAAGGCGGAGGAACGCGGCGACGCATCGCTCATGCGCGTCTTCGTCAACACCCGCCTCGCCGAGACCTACGAAGAGTCCGGCGACCGCGTCGCGTCGAGCGAGCTGCAGAGAAGGGCGCAGGACATTCCGCTGGGCATCGTGCAGTGGGGGCACTACGTTCGCACGCTTGGCGTCGACGTGCAGGGCGACCGGCTGGAGGTCTTCGACTGGGCGTGGGGCCGCGGGATGTGCAGCCAACTCGTCGCGGTGCGCATCATCTACGGCGACCCTGCGCTTCGCGAGGATCAGGCGGGGTCCCCGTGGGGCGAACTCACCAAATACAGAGAGACTCCTGTCGAGCACGCCAGCGGCCACGAGGCGCCGCTTTTGGCCTGCGCGATCGATTCGGGTGGCCACCACACGCAGCAGGTCTACGCCTACGCCAGAGACCATCGGCACGAGCACGTCATCGCCGTCAAGGGCTCGTCGCAGAGAGGCAAACCGATCCTGGGCAAACCCACGGCAGTCGATCTGAACCGCCGGGGAGAGAAGGTCAAGCAAGGCGCTAAGGTCTGGCCGGTGGGCCCAGACACAGCGAAGGCTGTCTTGTTCGGCCGCATGCGCGTCGATACGCCGGGCCCCGGTTACATCCTGCTCAGCAGCAACCTCTCGCCGGAGGTGTTCGACGGTCTCACGTCAGAACGCCTCGTCGGTCGCTACGTCAAGGGCCGCCACAAGCTCGAATGGGTGCCTGTGCCTGGAGTCAGAAACGAGCCGCTGGACGGCGCAGTCTATGCGCTCGCTGCTGCTCATTTCCGAGGTGTTGACCGTTGGAAGGATGGCGGCGAATGGTCGACCTGGCAGCAGAGGCTCGAACCTTCAGGTGAGCGCAAGGTGAAGCCACCTCCGAAGCCGGAGCCAGCATCCGAGCGCCGGCCGGTCAAGGGCGGCAAGATTTCCTTTGACGGCATGCGCCGCTTCGGGCGATCCTGATGGACCGCGAAGACGTCCTTACCTACATCGTCGTCGAGACTCTCAAGCGAGCCAGGGTCGACGGCGGAGAAATCGTCCGAACGGCCCACCGCATCATTGCCGGCCTTCGGCAGGAGCTGGGCGGGGATCGATACTACATCCCAAAGACCGCCCCGATTCTGGACGCCGAAGACGAACGGCGGCACCGCATCGTCAAGGATGCGTTGACCCCGATGTCGACCGCCGACGTCCAGCGGGCACACGGTGTCAGCCGGTCCACGATTTACCGGCTCGTGAAGCGATACGCAACCCGTAAGGGCTGATGTCGCACGCTTTGCCTGTCGCTGAGACAAGCCCGCCCATAGCATCGCGCCGGCAAGGAGCATTGATGGCCGGAATCACGCTCGCCCAAGCCGAGGCGCAACTCGCCCTCTACCTCGCCGCAGAAGCCGCCGTGCTCTCGCGGCAGAGCTACACCATTCACGGCCGGCAACTCACGCTCGCGAATCTGGAAGAGATCCAGCGCGGAATCGAAGTCTGGAACACACGTGCGGCTCAACTTGAGGCCACGTCCGGCACCGGCCGTACCAGGGCCCGGACGATCGTACCGAGCGCGTGATGCGGCAGCGCGAACTTCCGCAGAATCTGTGGGATAAGGTCGTCGCCTACTTCAGGCCCGACGTCGCCCTGCGCATGATGCAGCAGCGCGGGGCCTTGGCCATTGCTGGTGGGTACACCGGCGCCAGACTCGACAGGGCACAGACGGCCGCATGGAAGACACGCGCCGGATCGCCTGACGCCGACCTGATCCCGGATCTGCCGAAACTGCGCGAACGCAGCCGCGACCTGGCGCGAAACGCGCCCGTCGCAACCGGCGCCATCGAAACCACTGTCGCCCACGTCGTCGGAACCGGCCTCAGTTGCACGCCGCAGGTCGACGCCGAGTTCCTCGGCCTGAGCCAGGAACAGGCCGCGCAGTGGCAGAAAGACGTCCGCCGCCGCTTCCGAACATGGGCCGACAGCACCGAGTGCGACTTGTCTCGACAGCTGAGCTTCTACGGGCTTCAGGCCCTCGCCTTCAGGGCGACTATCGAGAGCGGTGACGCGTTCGTGCTTACACCAACCGCCACCCGTCCAGGCCGCCCAGCGCAGATCGCGCTGCAACTGCTGGAGGCAGATCGCGTCAGCACTCCCCGAGGTATGGCCGACTCGCCGACGATGGTCGACGGCATCCAGATCGACGCGAACACCGGCGAGGAACTCGCCATTCACGTGACGGACCGCCACCCGGGCGAGATTGGCCGAGAAGCCATGACGTGGCGCCCTGTCGCGGTCCGCGGCGCCAAGACCGGCCGGCGCAACGTGCTGCACCTGTACCGCCCAAGCCGGCCCGGGCAACGCCGCGGCGCGCCGATGTTGTCTCCGGTGATCGAGCAGATCAAGCAGATCGGCACGTACACGAACGCCGAACTTCAGGCCGCGGTGACGTCGGGGCTGTTCTCGGTGTTCCTCAAAATGGACCCGATCGCATTCCAAGACTTGTTCGACGAAGACGCGCAAGGTGCGCTTGTCGACCGCGCGAAGGGCTGGTCCGGCGAGATGGAAGCGGGCCAGGCGGTCAACCTGCTGCCCGGCGAGGAACCCGTCACCAGCAATCCGGGCCGCCCCAATGCGCAATTCGCCCCATTCGTCCAGTCCGTGCTCGTGCAGATAGGCATGGCGCTGGGCATCCCAGCCGAGGTGCTGACGGCGCACTTCCAGTCGAGCTACTCCGCTGCCAAGGGTGCCATTCTGCATGCGTGGAAGTTCTTCATGGGCTGGCGCGACTGGCTGGCCTGCGGTTTCTGCCAGCCGGTTTACGAACTGTGGCTCGCCGGCGAAGTGGCCGCGGGTCGAATCGCTGCGCCGGGCTTCTTCTCCAGCGACGTGGCTCGCGCCGCGTGGTGCGGCTGCCAGTGGGTCGGCGACGGCCCCGGCAGCCTCGACCCCGAGAAGGAAATCAACGCCGCCGAGCGGCGCATCGCCGTCGGCGTCAGCACCCGCCAGGCCGAGAGCATCCTGCACGACGGCGTGGACTGGGAAACCAAGCACGCCCAGCAGGTCAAGGAGCGGCAGGCGCGCATTCGCGACGGGCTCGAGCAAGACACCACGCCGCAGCCAGCGCCGCCGCCGGCGGTGCCAGACGACGAGCCAGACGCGAACACGCGCGCAATGGCCGCATCAATGGCCGCCGTTGCCGCGCAGCTCGGCGAGCTGGCAGCTAGGCCGGCGGCAGCACCCATCGTGAACGTGACGCCGGCGCCGGTGACGGTGATGGCCGGCGATGTGAATCTGCCGGACGGGCTGGTGCACCTGGAGGCAACGCTCCCGTCGCCCGAAGTCCACAGCCACGTGACCGTCGAGCCAGCGCAGGTTAGCGTCGTCAGCGCTCCGGCTCAGGTCACCGTCGTGCAGCAGCCGCCGGCGCGCACGCGGCAAACAATCGTTCGCAACAGCGACGGTGAGATGCACTCGATCATTTCGGAGCCTATCGCCGCCGCACCTGACCAGAGGTAGCTATGGCCATCGGCACCGATTTTGAGATCCAGAACGACAAGGACATCCGGTACATCGGCGCCGCCCACGGCGCGAGCGGTGCCGGCTACTACACGGTGCTGGAGCTGCACCGGTGGCTGCAGGACCTGGCCGACGACGCATCGAGCACGAGCGACGACTTCCTCGACATCACGCGCGACACGCCGTCGGACAAGTCGTTCGACACGATCATCAACCTGATCAACTCGTACAACATCGACGCCACCGCGTCGGAGCACCTGTACGGCGGTTCGATCATCCAGAGCAACGGTGACGTCATCTACGACGGTATCCAGATCGTCGCGAACGCCGGCGCGCACGTGGAGCTCGTGCAAAACGGCGCGCTGATAGCGAACGATTTCTGGAACTCGATCCCGTTCGGGTCCAGCAACAAGGGTCTCAATCCGGACTCGGCCAATGGCATCGCGATGCGGTTCATCGTGCAGGTTCGCACCGGCGCCGCGGACATCGACGGCCGGCGCTTGATCGCCCAGACGCGGGAGTGGGGGAAGACCTACTCCGAGTTCAAGGTCAACGGGACCAGCCGTGGCATCAACGTGGTGCCGCTCACCTACGCCGA